AGCGCAACGTGTCGAGTAGGCCGGGGAGTTCGTCGGCGAACTCGTCTCGCGTGTGGCGTTGAGCAAACGTCGGCGGGGTGTACTCGCCGCCCGGACTCGTGGCCTTGGCGATGGCATCCTCCGGCCACCCGCGCTTCGCGAGCTCCGCGGCATCGCCCTTGAACGCCTTGGTGAGCGCCTGCACGAGACCTGCGTCGCGATATACCGCGCGCCCGGGGAACGTCAGCGCACAATGGAGTCCGGCATCGACGTCGATGTCCACGATCTCCGTGATGCTCTTGCCGAGGGCGGCGTCGAAGGTTTTCTCTTTCTTGCAGTGCTCGGCTCCGATGCTCACCTGCGGCTTCGGCTCCTCCGCTGACTCGAACATCCGATATACCTTTCTCGCGAGGGGATCATCCGCGTCGAGCGCAAAATCGATGAGCGAATGACCCGCCTCATCCCGCGAGCTGTCTACCGATTTCCCGAGCGGAATCGGAACATCATGCGAGGGTACCAGCGCCACCCTTCCCGCCTTCGCTGCGCCCTCCCACTTTTCGAGGCTCTTGATGGTCATCCGCTCTTCCTCACGGTCGAGGCGCTCGCCCGTCGCCAGAAAGATGAGATGCTGTGTGCCCTTCGCATCCGTCAGGGCCTTGCTGAGTGATCCGTTCCAGAACATTTAGACCTCCGCGGCTCTGCGGGCCTGGCGGATCTGAATCTCCGCAGAGTGCAGCAGGCGCAGGGCCTTCTTCGTCCCGTGCTTCCGTTCAAGTTCGTGGGCAAGTTGTGCGTTGATGATCTCGGCTGCCTTGAGGCTCGCGACGCGGCGGAGCAGGTAGCGCACCCATACTCCCTCCCCGATCGCCGCTATGGCGAGCAGGATCACGATGGCTATCACGTCAGTCCCCCCAGCCGACTTCCTCGCCGAGCTCGGCGGGGACGGCAGCGCGTACGCAGTTGGGGTGCTCGATCACGTTGGCGAGAAACTCGTCCATCGTCCACACCTGACCGTTGGCCGCCTCACACTCCGCGCAGGAATTGGGGCCTTCGTCGTCGAGGATCTTCACCCACTCGACGCCCTGGCCCTGCCAGTTGCGCGCGGTGCCCTCGTTGTAGGCCATCGCGCCTTCCGTCCGGGCGATCATCGCGGCGCGGGCATCGTCGTTGATGACCTCGTTGAGCGCGTCGCGGAGTTGCTTCTCTGTCCACTGCCCATCGAGGGCCTGCTGCAGTACCGAGTCGACCCGGTCGCGGGTCTCGGGCAGCAGTTGCCAGCGCTCATTCGGGTTGTCGATCCATGTGCCGGTCTTCTCGCTGTAGGTCCGACCGATGAGCTCGCCCGCGCGCTGGATGGCGTAGTCCATCGCCGTGGTGCCAGAGAGCGCGCCGTACCCGAGCAGGTCAGCGGAATCGTCGACGCCAGAGCTGAAAGCGTCGTACAACGCGCGCACGAGGGAGCGGAACTCCGCGACGGTCACGCTCACATTCGCGGGACCGTGAACGGGTAGGAGTTTCGTGGCTTTCGTCGCCGTGGTCGCCACTTTCGCTGCCTGTTCGACTGCGATCGCCGCGAAGTGCTCAGCCTGCTGCTTGATGACCGCCAGGGCGGCCGCCTGCAGACTCGGTAACACCGCGATCATGCGGTCGCTGGTGGCGGCGCGCTTGACGTCGCCCTTGCTGAACTTCCGCGCCTTGAACGCTTCCAAGCCACTACCCGCAGCCAGCGCCTTGCGCACGATCTCCTGTTGCCACCGAGGGACCACGTCACTGACGAACTCGCGCGGCGTCTTGCCAGCGGAGACAGCCTTGCGCACGACCGTCTCCCAGCGCCGGAGGTCCTCGCGAATGGCCTTGCCGAGGGCCGCAGGCGGGGTCTGCTTGCTCTCCGCCACAAAGGGCGCGAGTTGTGGAGGGACTGCGCCTGCCGGGGGTGGAGGCGGGGGCTCAGGCGCCGGTGCGAGGCCCAGGGGGTCAAAAGGTTGCGCGGGGAGGCCGACAACAAAGTAGTGCTTCTGCGCAACGTCCGCCTCATCAACGCTCTCGCCCGTCTCCGAAACCATGTCCTCCCACGCCACCAAGCCAGCCTTGTACCGGTCGAGTTGACTCTGTCGGCGCTCCGCAGCCATCGCCTCCTGTTCGACTTTCCACTGCAGCTCGTGCCCGGGGAAACCGGCAGCCTCGAGCATTTCCTTGGCGAGAGTCTGGAGCGCGAAGAGGTGCGGGCGCATGCCGCGCAGTGCCGCCCACGTGGCCAGGGCGTCCGCCGTCGAGTAGTTGACTTGTGACACCATCGCGGTGGGATCGACGCCGAAGGCATTGAAGATCGTCCGGATGAGCAGCTCTTCGTGTTCCTTGTCGATGCGCGGGGGTGGCGTCGGGAAATACTTGCTCGTGCCCCCCATCACGGCTTGCAGCCGAGAGTCGGCGCCCGGCTCCTTCAGCCGTTGGTCGAGCCACGCCTGATAGGTCTGCAACTTCTCGAGCGTGCCGATGCCGTCGGGTGCCGGAACCAGACCGGCAGGCGTCCCGCCCTTTTGCCAGCGGTAGAGGTCGCGCAGGAGTTTGTAGAAGTTGACGGCGGCGCGCGCTGCTACCTGCTCGGTGGGCGAGAACCCGCGCACCGAGTACACGCGCCGGCGCTGCGGGCGGTACCAGAGTTGCTGCGTGGTGAACTTCTTGGGGCCACTGCTGGAGTTGCTGGTCGACTGCTCGAAAGCGATCGCCGGCGGGTCGGGGATCCGCCCGCCGGCGTCGAGCTTCGGCGTGATGGTGGCGCCGTCGATCACCTCGAGGCGCACCAATCGGCCGCCCTGGTAGTAGGGGAACAGGCACAGGTTGTCGCAGACCAGGATCTCCTCGATCGCCATCGCGGCCCAGGCGTCCCAGTCGAGCTTGCCGTCGGGCTTGAGGAGCAGCGCGTCGGCCTTCGGGTCGGGATCGCTGCCGTCCTCGGTCACAAGCGACCAATCCATGCCCTTGATCGTGCCCACGATCGTCTCGATCGCCAGGCGCAGGAGGTCCGCGTTGTCGGCGAGCAAACGCAGGTCGCGGAATGGCAGGCGGTCCCAACTATCCCCGCCGCCAAATGCCACCTCGCGGGCATCCGCGATCTCGCGGTAATCACGCGACGCGAGCGACGGGGGGAAGGCTTTGGCGAGAGCTCCGAAGGTGGCGAGGGTCTCGGGCCGGACCTCCGGCGCTACCTCGGGGGCAAGGACAATCGCGGCCTGAGCGGCGACCGGGGCCGTCCGCGTGAAGAGACGATCGAGCAGGCTCATGCTGTGAGTCCTTCGGCTTTCGCCTGGGTTTGGGTTCTCGACAAGTCGGCCCACCATGCGCGCCGCCCTGCGACGGCCTGCCAGGCGAGGGCCAGCGCCATCACGGTGTCGTCGTGCATGCCCTCGGGCGCCCCGTAGCGCGTGAGTCCGGAGGGCAGGCGCTCAGCCTCGAATGCCTGCAACTCGCCGATCTGCACCGGATCGTTGAGAATCCGCAGCTCGCTACGCTCGAAGGCCAGCGTCAGAGCATCAATGGCGGCCGCCTTGGTCGCATTCGTGGTCAGGAACGGCTGCACGGGCAGGCCCTCGCGGATGAGCTGTTCGATCACCGGCTCGCCCATGCTGTTCCGTTCGGCAATGATCGTGGTCGGACGGAAGCGCTCGAACAGCGCCGTCAGCCTGCCCACCTGAACGGCGTAGTCGACGCGGTTGCTGCGGTCGAGCGCTACTTGCTCATTCGTGGTCAGGTCCAGGACACTCACAACCGTGAAGTCGGCGGTCTTGCCCCAATCCACGCCGAAGGCGTACTGGTGGCCAGCCACAGCCTCGTCCTGGGGGCTTGCAGTCGCCGCCTCCATCACCTTGCGGAACACCCCGCCCGCATCGTCAATGAACATCGCCTCGAACTCCTGGAGGTAGAAACGCTCGGGCATTGAGACGCGAGCGGCTTCGATCTCCACGCCAGCGATGTACGGGTTGGCGCGAGTCGGCATCTGCCAGGACCGCCACTCAGTCTGCGAGGCATCGAGACCGCGCTGGTAGAGCTGCCAGAAGTAATTCCTGCCCTTCGGCGTGCTCCCGAACCAGGCATCGCCCTGGAGGTCCGCCAGCGTCGGCCGGATAGCACCGTTCCAGGCTTCCTCGAACCGCTGCACGAGCGCGGCCTCGTCGATCACGATGCGCTTGTACTTCCGGCCGCGGGCAGGATCCGGTGAGTCCAGGGACCAGGCTTCGACTACGCC